GGGTGATTCCGGAGAATCGTTTGGAGCGGAATCGCATATAGACGCAAAGTTTACACTATGCCTCCATACGCGAATCCTGAAAAGGATCGAACCGCGACGTTAGTCGTGGGCTCGGTTCCGCTCAGTAGGGACTACCGTCCTGTCACTTCTCAGCACGTTAGTGCGGAGAGGCGAACTTTTGCCAAAGGCTGCTGCGAAGTCCTCTGGAGAGCGATTCAGATATCGTTCCCAGTAGGCTCGTGGAAGCCGCTCCTTGACAAGCGACCCCGGGGGCGCTGGTTACACGCTCTCAGAGGCTTAGAGCACCTCTGGACGTGGGTGTGCAGCATGGTGTACACCAGGGGCGAGATCTTTGCGGCGAAAGCCATAAAAGATTCTCTGAACGCTTTTCGCGTTCACGCGTTATCGGGGGTAGTCGCTAGTGGGTCGATTATCAATCGGTTCCTGCAGGGCTCCCTGTCCTTGGAAGGACTTCACGGGTTGACCCGTCAGACTGCAGAGATGCAGCTCTCACGAGCTTCTCGTGCCCTCCCAAGGGCACCCGAATCTTTTGCCAAGAAGCAGTTAGAAGCTCATAAGAAGAACCTCACTTCGAGTTTCAGCTGCTCGGCTGAAGACCTCGACTCTATTCGTTGCTTTACGAAAGAGTTGTTCGCACGTCTCCGCGCCAGAGGAACGGATGTTCGTTCTGACGTTCGCGTCGGATTGTCATCCTGCATGGAGATGCCCCGTTCGGGGGGAGGCCAGCTTGGGTATCTTCGGAATCAAGCTGAGCTCGTACGTGCGGAAGAGGTAACGCGTGACACTTTGAACTCTTATGTGCCGCTCTCGTTCCAGACAGACTTCGCGCCGGTTACTGGCCGGTCGCTTGAACTGTTCGATGAGCTGAGGAGCGACACATTGAGGCGTGACGTTGTTATGTACACGTGGCAACCGCGTTACGCGGAAGTCAACGGCCTGACGCCCGAAGACTGGGAAGTCGTTCGGGAAGTCCTCTTTCTCAAAGAGGCAATCTTCGCGTCTCAACCAACGGTTGTTGAGACCGAGGCGGTGCCGGTGTATGAGCGCGGGACGAAAGTCCGAATAGTCACCAAGGCCCCTGGAGCCTGGGTGGCCGCGCTCCAGCTTTGGAACACTAGGCTGCTCGATCTCCTATCCAGAGAACCAGCGACCCGTGATGCGCTCCAAGACTGTGATCAACGGTCCAGATTCGTTGACCTTGTTAACGGATTCCCCCAAAAGGGGTCCTACTATGAGAAAGGATGGACGTTCCGTTCAGCTGACCTTACGGCAGCAACGGACCTCATGC